AGCCTGAGCTAGGAACCCCTTCTCTGCCATCTCCAATTCCCTAGCCATCTGCAATTTGGCTAGCTCTAATTCGTGTTTTTTATCAGACTTATCTTGGAAAAAGTCTAGGAACTTAGGCAGGCCACCAGCCAAGAAGGAGAGAAGGGTAGAAAGTAAGGTAATCATTCAATGTTTATCCCCATGCTGTATGGATTTAGACCACGCTTTTGAAACTCTTCTGCAATAAACTTAACACGTTGCTTAGGATCTTGAACAATTTCAGGAAGCATCATAAGTCTAACATTACTACGAATTGTACTTACCACGTTAGTAAACAACTCTGCCTTCAGAGAATCTGGTAACCTTTGAAAGCCGGGGTTAGACGCAAAGGAAGCAGCTACAGTGTTAGTCATCTCGCCCATCATCTTAGACATACGTTCATACTGCTCACCTTTAAGCTCTACCCCGAATACTGTACGAGAAGGCATCTTAATCTTTAACTCTGGATTATTAAAGAATGATTGTGCTATGGTCTGCTCTGCAGGACGATTAATAAAACCAGTCAATAGTTCACCAGTAGATCCTAATTGCCTTGGTTGTCCAGCTACATCATACTGAACTGGAACATCTGCCCTTTGTCCCGGTAGACGAGACTTAAGATTGTTTAAAATCCATGTGCTTAATTCAGGGTCTCTTACCTCACGAGCAACCTTGTCTTCTATACGTGCGATGTTGTTTAAAATATTAGGAGTTAGTCCGTTAGTTAAGGCTACAATTGTAGACGGTATTTTATCAGGATCTTCCATCGCACCCATAACATTAGACAAACCTTCGGTAAAAGTTTTATCTAAGAATGCTGCCTTAATAACTTTAGCAAAGTCACCAGCATATGCAGTTAGTTCTTGGCCTTTTAATTGTCCGTCACGAACTGCTTCTAATGTATTAGCAGTCAATGATAAAATAGTGTGAAGTGGTTCGATACCAGCAAAGCCAACCCATCTATCTCCTAAACGGATAGACGAGGGCGGTTTGCCAGAGGCAATCTGACGAGTACGTATCTCTGGATCTAAAGAGTATTCACCAGTTAAACGATCATCTGCTACCAGCCCATAAGCATAAGCAACCAAACCAGTACCTAGTATTTGCTGTCCAATAAAATCTCTGTTTAAATCTTTTTTAAACTGCAACTGACCTTGTTTCTTTTCAATCAAACGTCCTATTCTCTCTGCTGACTTAGGTGTTTTAGCCTCTGCTTGTTTCACAACTAAGTCATCAATGTCAGCTCTAAGAACATTGATATCTTTTAAACCTTGTTTAAATCTAAGTAGTCCTAAGCCGGGAACATAACCACCACCAAACTTAGCAATGTTAGTAGGAGTAATAATAAAAGGAGTAAACAAAGAAGCTAGTGGATTATCTTTTGCAAAGTTAGAATAACTTCTTGTTGCTCTATCAATTATAGAAGAGCCAAGGTCAGACCGATATGTTCCATACTTTTGAAAGTCTTCTATTTCTGCAGCTAATCGTGGCTCTATGTCTTGAAATGTTTTCCATAGAGGAGTGCGTGTGTCTCCCTTTGCAAGAGCATCTTCAACCTGACGCATCCACTCATCACGAGTAATGCCCCTGTTTGTAAAGAAAGAGTCAGGCATTAGTTTACTATTCTTAGCTCTATTCTTTAATACTTCAAGTTGTGCTTGCTCAAACATGACAGCAAAAAACTCATCACCTCCTCGTTGCACTGACTGAGGAAATGTTAACACAGCATTGATGGGTCTATTGATCATATCTAAAAACTTATTAGGATCTTGCCCCGGAAGTTTTAAATAGATATCATATTCTTTTGCTGTGCGTCCATCTAACTCAATGCTCTTATTAGAAAAGCCTTCGGCAAAACGAGGGAACACTTTAGTAAATGCTTTAGCATATCCCACAATCATATCTACTGCTTCGCTTGGCCTACCTCCAGCAGCTCTAGCTAACGGTGCTTCGACTAATCTACCAAAGTTACCAGCAAAGTTTTTAACAAATGTAGGCAGAGCACTTAAATAGTTGTTTCTAATAACTGTAGATAGCTGAGCACGTAAGGATGGAGTAGTTGCAGCATCAACTAAACTTTTTCCTATTGCAAGGTCAACAGCTTGTTTATTTAACTTAGGATTAGAATACATATCCGTAGCAACTTTCCCAAGCTGACGGAGAAACTGCATACACTTTGCTGACAATTCAATCATAGACAATCACCATTCATAAATATCCGATCCATCTTACCACCAGTCTCGAATAGTTTGTTTAATCTTTTAAAAGAACTCATGGCTATGGAGACAGCGTTCTTATCTCCAATGACAGCACCAAGTCCCATCACAGTCTTTTGCAGTTCCATAGCTAGGTATGCAGATGTTTGCTTATCACCCTTAGCCGTAGCAGAATCTAAAGCAGCAAAGATAGGCTGAAGATTATCAAGCTGTTTAGCAACGACAGGGTATAACAACTCTCGCTGCCCTGCTTCTAGGATATCGCCCTTCTTATAAGACGCTGCTAAAGATTCAGCAAACTGTTCTGCGCCTTGTAGTGAATCAGCTCCTACTTGAGTTCTTAATCTATCTGCAGCCTGTGATAGTTCCTTTTCTGTTTCAGACATACTCTGACCAAGTCTAGTCTTAGAGCTTAGTCTATCTGATACTTGTCCGTACTTATTTACAATCTGAATAACATCATCATTAAGATACTTAGAAGTAGCGCCTAAGTATTTAAACTGTCGCTCAGGACTCATCTTACTGAGTAAATCAATCTGCCTTTCAGTTAAAGGCGCAACTCGTTTCTCAGGTAAGAAGTTTTTATAGAATGGTAGCTTACACTTAGCAGCCATCAAACTCTCCAGAATTATATAGTTTAATTCTTAAGTCTTCGTTCATGTCTTTATTCTTTAACATATCTTCAAAGGACCTTGCCTTAAAGTTTCTGCCATCTATCTCTTTAAGCTTGTCCATCATGTCTTGATATCCTTTAATCATTACAAGACTATCTGCATCAGAGGCATTAGGAATATACTGACGAACAGAGCTACTAAGTTTCTGAAAGTTCTCAGACTTTAGGATCGAAGGAGATATTACAAACTTACCAGCTTCATTGACAGGTAAAGTCTTACCATAATTATACACTGATTTACTAAAATTGTCAAGGTTTTTATATACTGGATTTAAAATATTGTCAAGTGTTTTGGACAAAGAAACCTTTAGAGAATCTTGTGGAAGGTTTCTTATTCCTAACTCCCTTTGAGATACCTTCATTGAACCTACCATTTCGTCACGAGCTTCTTTTGCAATCCGCAACACTTCATCTCTAGGTACGCCTAAAGATTGTTGTAGATATTGAACAAAGTCTTCGTGCCTTGTTGACTTAGAATCAGAACGTCCTACAATATACAAGGCTTTATCTAAGTCTGTCTCAAAAGACAAGGAAGACTTTCCAAAGCTAGGACTAGATCCGCTTAGATATTGTGGAAGTTTTGGTAATTGTGTAACATCAAATACGTTTTGAGTTTCCTCAATAAGGTCATCATCTGCTGTCCTTGTTGGGGTTGGTGTTGTGACCTTGGTTCCAACTTGTTCAAAAAGTGGTTTACCTTCTTCATCAACACCTTTGTATTTGAAGTGTGGCTTGGTTAGATCGGCAGTACCTTGCGCTACTTCATCAGTAACGTCAGCTAGTTCGTTGCCCTTCTTGGAGAATATCCTTCCTATTACAGCTTTACCTCCACCAATTACACCACCAAGAGCGCCGCCAAGTGCAGCACCAAGTGCAATATTCTCAGCCCTTGTGGTTATTGCTGTGTCTCCTAGCTCTTCATAGACAGGATCTAACGCACCGCCAAGAGCACCAGCAACCCCAAAGCCACGTACTTTCTCAGCAGTGGTAGCAACTCTACCAACAGGAAGAAGATTGACTGGAGAAGTTAGAGCACCAGTAATACGCCCAGCAATAGCAGCACCAGTCTTTTCATCTGCTAAGATACGTGCTTCTAATTCATTACGAAGAGCATTCTTTTGTGTACGTGCTTCAGCTTCAGGAGAGACAGGTGTTCCTGCCATCCATGACGTAGGATCGGAATAGCCTTCAGGTTCAATACCAGTCTGCTCAGTAGCAGAGGTATCGATGCCTATCTTCTTTAAACCCTCAGACACAGGCTTAGCAAGTTGAGCAAGCCCTGCGTAATCAGATATTAAACCTTGCTCAAGATTCTTAAAGAAAGACTCGCTGGCAGTAATCGGCCTACCTAATGCCAGAGTAGCAGCAATGGTTCTGTCATCGTAACCATCTTCTCTTGCCTTAGCAAGATTAAAATTCTTTTGCTTTGCTAAAGCTTCTGCTACATCTGTATAAGTATAACCGTCCGATAATGCTTTTGGAAGATTAAAAATATCAGCCATTATTTTGGAGGTATTAGATATGAATTAGGATCTAAAGGACCAGTAGGTTTTTTCTTGTCATCTTTCTTAGGCTCAGCAGCTTTTCCTTTAGGAGCAGCGCCTGCGCCTCCCATGCTTCCAGAAAGTATAGTAGCAAGTATAGCTTTTAATGGATCATCAGCAGTCGGTTTATACTCAAGTTTATCCTGAGCAGGATCAAATGCTCTACGATCACCAGTTTTTTTATCTATTGTTTCAAACGCCCCAGTAGACTTATTCATAGTTACTGGTCTGCCGTCTGAAGTTAATAAACTTAATGCATCAAACGCACTTGTTGCTGCTTTTCGAGTTGCTAGTTCTTCTCTAGAAATATCTAATTTTTCTGCTTCTATATCTAGTTTCTGCTGCTCACGCTTAGCGGCACGAGCATCTTGAGCTATCATAAAAGCTTCCCGTGTTAGTCCTTGTCCAGCAAAGTCTTGAGACATCTTTGTTAACACTGTAGGATCAGTAGTGTCTTGATCAGAATACCTAGAAATAACATCTTGAATACGTGTTGCTCTTTCTAACATTGGATCACGTTGGTTTGGAAACAAAGCCTGAGTCATGGCCTGTGCTCCAACATCACCAAACCTTAGACCTGCTTGGTATAAAGGAGCAAACACACCAAACTGTTGGCCCTGTTGTGCAATCAGTTGATCACGAGCAACTTGTTGTTGCCGCATCTGCTGCTGCCTAGCAAATAAAACTTCTTCAGGAGAAGGTCCAAATAAAGATTGAATCGCCATGTTTATTCCTTAATTAAGAAGTACCAAGTTGACCAGCTTGGCTTTGCATTGCAAATGTATTAGTATTACTATACGGATTAAAACCATAATAACCTACGTTACGGTTCTGTGCTAACCTATCAAACAGTTGCTGTTGCTGTTGGTTCTGTAAATACTGTTGACCAAAGCCAGCAACATTCTGTGCCATCAACGAAGGACCAACTAACGAACCTTGTAGTTGAGTCTGTGCAGCACCTAGTCCACCAGTTAATAAAGACTGACCAACATTTGCACCTGCCGTTGCAGCACGTCCACCAAGTTGAGCACTAATGTCAAGAGGTTGCATAGCTGCCTGCTCAAGTAGTTGAGACACACCGAACTGCTGCTGGAAAGGAGCCAATGCTTGAGTCTGTAATCCGTACTGAGTTCCAAACAAACCAGCACCTGTGCCAAATAGACCAGCACCAAAGCCAATACGCTGTTGTGCAGCTCGATCAGCTTCTGCAGCTAACTGTAAGTCTTGTGTACGTCTTGCACCAGCTAATGTTGCTAACTCAGGTTGTCCTTGCGCCCCTACGTTAAGACCAGCACGACCACGACCAAAGACAGACGAGGCTAATCTCTGTTCTTCTTGTTGACGAATAGGATCAATAAGTGCTTGCTGTTCTGCAATATATTGCTGTCTAGCTTGCTCTGGTGACTGTGCTAGATACTGAGCACCAAGTCCAAATAAACTCTGACCAGCATAGCCTAAAGGAGCACTAGCAGCCTGAGCAGTTTCAGCTTGTCCAAGACTTGTTCCATATAAAGCAGACAACCTATCTTGAAGTGCCTGAATCTCTGGCGAAGCAGCATAGCCAGCACCGATTAGGTTTCCCTTTTTATCATACTCAAATTCAGAAGCGCCAAATCTAGAAGTTATTCCTACTGGTCTAAACCTCGCTTCGTCTGCAGCTAATTTGGCTGTTGCTAGCTGGGCATTTGCGCTCGATTCGGCTGCTTTTTTAGCGGCTCGGCTTGACACAGCAGAACTAACAACTGCGCTAGCAGCAATGGCTGTTGCTACTCCTGACATAATAATTCTCCTAACGATAAACTTAATACTTGACGATAATTCACAGTTATTTCCTCTCCTAATTGACCGCCTTTGTAACCTTTAATTAACTTGATAGCGACTAAGTCTATATCTCCGTTTTCTTTTAAAACCATTTTTGCATTTGGAGTTTTTGCATGGTTTGTATATCTACCTAAAGCAGTACGCATATTGTTAATTCGTGCTGGACCTATTACTTCGTTTGCTTCAATATTACCGCAAGCTAAAATTCCTTTCCCTTCTATTTTAGAATCTCCAATAGTAAACTTATAGTTACCAAAAGGAAGAGGAATTTGATCTTCTAAATTTTCTGTTTGTTGCCTTACTGTTTCTTCATCGAAGCCAAATTCTTTTATTGTTTTAAAATAATCTTCTATATCTTGACTTGAATCAAATGTTAATAATAATTTTTGAGACTCTTGGTGTTCTTTAAAAGTCATGCTTTTTTCTAAAAACATTTCTTCTAGTTTTTCTATATCTGTTTCATCTGTAGCATAAATGTTTTGCCAAACTACAGTCTCATGTATGTATCCTATTTTTCTTCCGGGCTGCGCTACAAATGTCTGAGGAGCTACTACTTCTTTATGACTCCCGTTCTCTAGTACCATTGTAACTTTGCCTGTTAACATTACATTTAAATGTACCGTTTTTTGTTTATGCCCAATTGAAAAAGAACCAGCAGGTAATGTAACTTCTCTAATATAAATACCCGGACCAAACCTGTGAACCACTGGACACTCAACCTGTTCTTGCTGTAAAAACCCTTCTTCTACTATTTGAATTTTTTCTTCAGTTAGTAAAGAAGGAAGATTTTGTTGTTTGTTTACTACTGAAAACTTATCCATTAACTTTTCATAATGTAGCAAAGGGCATAGTACGGTGGCAGGTTAGCGTTAGTAGCTGAAGAACCTGTGGAAGCCAGAGTAACTGAATGCGTATGTGTTGGCGATGTTGATGTTAAACCAACCGTTGGCGATGTACCACTTCCCTGAAGTCTATATGCAGAATCACCATTACCACCTCCTTGCCTTAAATGAGCGCCACCAGCAAACGGACTTGATCCACTAAACAATGTTGTATCTGCAATAATAAGGTGCGTATGTTCTCCGTCTGGCCCAATAGTGCCAGTATGGGTGTGAGATACTACAACTGCATCCTTAGAACCACCAGAAGCCCCTACAGTTACTGTTCCAGCAGAGGCTGAGATAGCGGTACTGATAAAAGAATCTCCAGAACTTAGAGTGTATGTTCCTGCGCCTCCTGTACCTGTCCCTAGTGCAGAAATGCTTATACCAAAATCAATATTAGTTCCTGTTAAGAACTGCCCAACAGAGAGTGTGCCAGAAGCTACTGCCGAGACTGTTAGGATTGTAGAGTTGATAGTTAAAGTAGTACTTGTTAAAGTAAACGTACCAGTCAAACTGGTTGATGATAAGGTCTGACTAATGTTTACTGTGTAAGTACCAGTACCACCAGCGATTCCAGTAAGCTGACCTGTAATTGTTGTATTTGCAGTGACAGAGCCTCCTGTTAATACTTGACCTGTAATAAGAGTTCCTGCAGACACTGCCGTAACAGTCAGTGTAGTTCCCGAAATAGAACCAGTAAAGGAAGAAGTAGATCCTGTATAAGTTAAGGTGTAAGTCCCTGTTCCTCCTGTTCCAGTACCAAGTCCTGTAATTGTAGTTGCTTGAACTATAGAGGCGTGGCTAAGGGTATCATTTACAGCTAGAGTTCCGAAGTTTGATCCACCAGTCGTGCTAGATACTGTAAGCGTAGTACCAGAAATAGAACCAGTTACCTTTGCACCAGCAGTTCCTGTAGCACTTGCAGCAAGCGAACCAGCACCAATGATAAATCTACCACGCAAGTCAGGAGTACCGCCAGTACCATCACACAGAAGCCACCCAGAAGGAATGGTTGCCTGAGAACCAGACCAAAGCATAATCATGCCAGTGGGTAAAGCATCAGTAATAACATTTTTTACAAAGGCTGTAGTAGCGAGTTGTGTGTTGTTTGTAACAGTAGATGCCGTAGGTGCAGTAGGCGTACCTGAAAAGGCAGGACTTGCTACGTCTGCTTTAGAATTAACAGCAGAAGAAATTGCGGTTAACTCTACGTCAATCTCAGTGCCTTTAATAATCTTACCAGAATTGTTTGGAGGCAGTGCGTCTTTAGCGGCAAAGTTAGTTGCTTTTGTATAATTACTCATACTGTTTTTCCTTGTTTAATATAGATATCAATCCTCTGAATTGATAACGGATTACCATTAATTTCTGCTTCTAAACCTACCTGCATAATTGGACCTTTACCGCCCACATGAGCCTTAAACTTGTCCAGTACAATTCCATCAGAATACTCAGCAATGTTGTACTCTGATAGTTGTGGAAGCGTACTATCATTATACTCGTAAGCAACCGTTGTGTCAAGCTTTTTCGTTACTGCAGAGTAATTTTCGTTATAATTAAAGCCCCACTTGATAGCGATATCTTGGTTAGATCCCCCAATGAGAACCATTCCTATTTGCTTTAGGATCTTTTCCTTGGTAGGGCTATCAAAATCAAAGTAGTTAGTAAAGTACTTAAACCGATAGGTAGCCGTATTGTCTAGGTGACCAAAGTATTTGGCTATATACCCAGTCTTGCCAAGTAATAGCTCTTTAGACGCATTAACACAGAAAGAGGCAGGCTCAATGTTTGTCCAGATAGTGGTTCTAGCGGACCCATCCTGTAGCGGTGTTCTCATGTCAAAACAATAGACATACTTAGTTGTGGGAAGGGACAGTAAATAGAAGGCATCCCTATCATAATAAATAGACTTAATCTGAGAGGCTAACTCAGAGCTAACATTAGTAATCAAATCATCCCGTACATTCTTAGAGATGTCTCGTAAAGGCAAAGACTTTTCTTGAATCACACGTTGGAGACTACGCACACCAGAGTCAGACAAGAAGATAATATCTGTACCAGTATTCTGGATGGAGTCCCTAGCGATACATCCTACGTTAGGAATGTAGTCGGCTAAAAAAAGCTGGGTTACATCAACAGGATTAGCATAGATAGCTATGTTGTTCCTACCAAATACAATCAAGAATCCATTATGAGCAGCTAAGCCTATAATCTGATCGTTATTAGGAAAGATAGCATTAATCGACAAAGACCCTGAGTCACCGCCTTGGAAGTCAGATCCATCTAAGAGCCTGCTAAAATATACAGTTTGCCTGTCACCATCAATGTCTGCCATCCAGATACGACCATAAGCAGCTAAGGCACAGTTTGGTTTAAAGTCTGCTATAGAGTAGCCTGTTGGTAATGTGCCAACATCGCCTAACTGTTGAAAGCCAAAGGAACCAGAGTGTGAGTGAGGATTGGCTATTGTGGTTACTGTGCTGGTCAAGGAATTACCAGCAGTGTATCCTGTTCCGGGGGTAGAAATAGTTACTGTTGCTATACCAGTCCCACTTAGGGTTGCTACAGTTAGTTTAGCACCAGAGCCTGAACCGCCTACCATAGTAAGTACGTCACCTACATTGTAGCCAGAGCCAGCAGCAGTTATAGAGACTGCAGTAATAGCACCACTACTTACAGTAGTTACAGAAAAGGTAGCGCCTGTTCCGGGGGTTGGAAGGTTATGATAAACAAGGACAGGATGCGCTGCTTGAACAAAGTAGGCATGGGAAATAGCATCAGCCCCGTCACCGAAAGGCATTGCTGCCCCTTGCCAGTTGTTGCCTGTAATGGTATAGGCTACGTCAGCAGTGTTTGCCTGTGTTCTAACAGTTTTCTGAGTTAGTGTTGTAGTGCCAGTAAACAGTTTATTGTTACCAGCACTAATAAACTGATTTGATGCTGCATCAGTCATCTCAAACATAAACTGTACATTGTTACTTCCTAAATCTGCATTAGATGAATTGACAGGAACCCAGCCCCTACGAGCACCAATCCTACCAGACCTGTCTATAATACAGTTAAAAGCCTCTAGTGCAAAGCCACTAGATAAAGCAATACTGGACTCTTGGAGGTTTAGTCCAAAGAACCCCGGAGCCGCTATCGAAGCTGCTTGTTGTTGTTGGGCCATTAGGCTGCATTCCAGTTAAGTTCGTCAGGATAACGATTGCCTTCTGTCGAGATATGATCTGCTAAAGAAGTCTGGTATAATGCATAAGCTTCTGAGCTAGACATACCACCATCTTCTCCACGCTCTGCAAGAGCCTTAGCATAGGCTAAGAAGATAACAGGCTCAGCAGGAACTAAGATCTCATCCGAGTCAAACTGTAGTGGATCTTGTGGCTGGATGATGTTAAACCGAATAACATATACACCATTTGGAATTGGATACAAATCTACTTGAGTATCTCCAGCAGTATCTACACCATTAAAGTTATAGTATAGAGGAGGACCTACCTGAGTAGATTGATTTAAAAATAAATCATCCATCTCAGTGCTGGACTTATAGGTTAAGAACCAGTCGCTTGTGTCATTAATAATGCTTAATACCCTAAACCGTGTGCCAGATCCTACTAATACACCGTTAAACAGGTTAGCAACAGTGTTCATAGTAAGCGTGTTGGTCAGCGCATTCCAGTTATAAGCATCTTCTACCTGTCTCTGTGCATCTTGGACGTACTTTCCAATAAGCTTTGAATAAGTATTGTCAGTAACTGATGTGACCTCTGGCTCACGCAAGCGGATCAGTACATCATTAACAAGTTGTAAGTAAGTTTTCCTAGCCATTTAGCAATCCCATTTCCTTAGTGCTAGCGCCTTGCGAGTAGGTCTTCCCTTCTCGTCCTTCATAGGTCCCGGTACACCACTCATACGAGCACAAAAAGACTTCCTACGAGCAGCCTTCTTAGGAGACTTAGCAGCCTCTTTAGAGGACACTGGAGGCTTCAGGTTAGCGCCTTCCTTGTTCTTAAAGTATGCCCTGCCTTTGGCGTTTAAGCCGCCTTCTGGGTTCTGATATACCTTCTTTACCATTATTTCTTCGCAGTCTTCTTAGCTTGTTTAAATGCCTTAGCAGTGGGTGCGCCTTTAGAACCTACCTTACGCATTTTCTCACCAGATCCCTCTGCTATCCGTTTACGCTTGGCATGGATGTTGGCATAGAGGCCGAGTTTAGTAACCACGAGAAGTACCAACTTTCTTAGCTTTCTTCTGCTTAGACATACCAGTCATCGATAGGCCAACAGCTACTGCTTGCTTCTGTGGCATTCCTTCTTTACGAAGCTTGCTGATCTTAGCCGAAGCTGCCTCTTGTTTGCCCTTCTTAGTGTAAGGGTATTTCTTTCCGTCTACCATTGGCATACTATTCTCCTTAAACATTAAATTGTACTGCGCTCTTTGGGGTGATATCTAAAGTAACAATATAGGTAAAACTAGAACCAGATTCAGACAGTAATCTGATCTCATCTCCTTCTTCAAGAACAACAGCTTCATTTGCATTGCCGCCAAACTGAAGTGTTTTTTTAGCGTCTACGTTTACTGCATCAAGAATTGTTACTTCAGTATTATTATGTTTGTTATACCACCAAGCACTTATTGATTTATTACTTCCAAGATGATTAGATAGAAATAATAATTGCCAATAAGCAGAGTTCTTTGTAGGAACAGTGTATACTGTAGTTTTTGTATTAGGTGTTAAAGACGCACCTACACTAATTTTTCTGCTCATATTAACCTACTTTAAGAACTAAGCTGAGTAGTAGAACTACGATGAAACCAGTAGTACCAAGAAGGATTTGTTCTAGTCTTTTAAGCCTAGCGTTGATGCCTGCATAGCGTTCGGCGCAGACTGCCTCATGGGTGTCAAGTTGTCCTTTAACTTGGTCTATTG